CTTTAGCATCATATGCCATTGTTAGAGCAAGTTCAATCAGTTTCATCTTGTCTTCCATACGGTCAACAAGTTCCACGTCCTTGATGTTGTATTCAATAAACTTCTGCCAACCTTTAGTATAGAAATCTTTGAATGTATCAAACTCACTGTGATCTAACTTCTGTTGTCCCAGTTCTACTTGGGCAATGTAATCCAAACGATATGATTCCTGCACCTTATAGGTAAATTTTTTATAAAGATTCAAATAATCAAGTTGACTGACTCCACCAACATCATAAGAGACGTGCTTACGTCCAGTAATAAATATCTCCTTTTCAGTTACCAATCCCCAAGGAGATAAACGTTTCATTAGTTTTTCACCAAGAACACGATCTATGCGACGAACCAAATATGGGATGTCATACAGTTCACTATTCCAACCAGTAATGACTTCTGGAGTATTCTCCTCAATCATCCACCAGTGGATAAATGCATTTAACAAATCATATTCGTTTGTGAAGGCACGATAGTTTACATTGCTCTGTTGATTATTAAACTTACCAAGTCCCCAAGTATTGATCTGTTTTGTATTGTAATCTTGAATTGAAATCAATAGAACTTCTTCTGCAGCACTTTCCACATCAGGAAATCCATTCTCAGATGCAACCTCAATATCGATTGTAGTTACTTTGATTTTGCTAATATCAAACTTGAGTTCATCTTCGGGATAAGTCTCAGAAATGTACTGATAGATATATCGGTCATTTCCAGAAATATTGAAACCCTCTATGCCATCATACTTCTTAATAAAGTCCCTACATTCTCTTACAGTTCCGGGTTGCACTGCTTCAACATATTCACCATTCAGAGTTTTGTATTGTGTATTCTTTTTTGAGGGGACAAAAAGAGTCGGGTAAAACTTCTCACGAGTCATGAAATGTCTACCATTTTCATAACCACGAACCAAGAAGTGGTCCCCGACCATCTGAACGTTTGTGTAAAAGCGCATTATGCAGTTAGTTCAAGATACTTTTCAATAATTTCAGGAGTTGGATCTGCAATTGTAAGAATACTATCAGAATGAATCATAAATTCAGTTTGATTTGTAACTTCCTCGGTCCAACGTCGGAGGTCATCTTCACCAAAAAATCGATAAGGATTAATTAGTTTACAATCAGGTTCCCCAAGTTCAGAACCCACCTCAACAATTTCAGTAATCAATACTGTGTCAATCTTCAATAGAAGACACTTCACGTTCCGTTCCATTTACTTTTTCCTCATACATTTCTTTAATAGTTTTGACTGGTTCAACAATAGTTACAATCCAGTCGGAGCGAACTGGAATCTCATCATCACTGGTGAAGAGAATCCAGGAGGAGAATGTAATACTTACAGAATCAGATTCCGTAGGTTGTTCTGTTAAGAAGACTGAATTACTAACTTGAATTTTATGGGGGTTTGTAAAAAGATACCCACATACTTTTTCGTCAGAAATCAACTCCTTAATATCAGCAATTACCGATTCTCCGGATTTTAATAGAGCAATCTTTACAGACATTTTTAGTTTTCCTCTCAAGTTATTATAGCACAAAAAAAGGGGAGGTGCAACTGGATTTTGCCAGTTACCTCCCTGCAGCAACGATAGTTTAGCTCAATATTATTTAGTTAAGTTGATAGACCTTCTTCTTTTGATGTTCTGGAATAACTCTATTTAATTTAATAGTGAGTAACCCATTTTCAAAAGAAACATCTTTAACTTCTACATCATCAGATAAAGTCCAACTACGAGTGAATGCCCTCTTTGCTAATCCTTGATGCAGATACTCATTATCAGTATCACTAACTTTCTTTGCTTCTATAAAGAGTTTATTCCATTCTGTAGTAACCTCGATATCTTCTTTCCTATATCCAGCAAGTGCAATTTCCAATCTGAAATCAATACTACTTTCTTTAACTAGATTATATGGTGGATAGTTTGTATGCGATTCATACGCAGTATCAAACCTCTTAAACCACTCATCCATTCCAATGCTATTTTTTTGAATTTCTAACAAATACTTAGCAGTTTGTGGCACTGTAAGCGTAAATGAATCTGTTCCAAACATAATAGACCTCCTAAAGCGTCTGTAAGTGTATAATGTCCCCGAAGGCAACATCATTAGTATATATCAAAGAACACAAAAAAGGGGAGTATTGTTCTCCCCACTTTTTTATTCGGTTTCCTCTTCCACCTTTTTCTTTTTAGCACCAATATTATACTTAGTCTCAAGAATCCAGTCTGCTTTGTCCTTATAGGCAAGGACTTTAATTTGATTCAGGGGGGCAATGTCTTGAATCTTGGTAGCATCAACAAGTTCTACCAGACCCCAATCTGCAATCAACTGAGCAATACGATTACGACGCTGAACATCATTTACAGTAAGATTTGCGTGTTTGCCATCAAGTGCAAACAATTCTTTAAAATGCACAAGATAGTATCTACCTTGCTTATGAAGAATATGACAAGATTGATAGATTTTCTTTTCCTTGCGTGAAGCAACTCCGATACGTGTCAAAGTCTCACGAACCTTGAGAAAATCATCAGGTTCATTTAGGATTACCTCAACCATTTGGTCAGGTGTCCAATTTACAACAGGTTCTTGAACGACACTCATTTTGTTCCTCCAGTTTCAAATTTCGATTTAATAAATGTTAGTTGTTCTTGAGTAAGAATCCTCAAAGCCTGTTTTGCCTTTTCATTACTATAACCATAGTAACGTTTCACATAATCAAGATCTTTGATCGTATCTTTACGGAGCCAAGGAGAAAATCTCTTTTTAACTCTCAGAATATTTATAAAAAAGTCATACTGCATCTTCTTTGGGAGGAAATGATACTTGTTCATTTCATTAGCATACATTAAGCAATCAATATGCCCAGAGAAACAACGATTGATAATGTATGGTGCATAATCCTTCTCCAAGAAAGGGTCTTCATCAATTAGATTCTTCTTCGTTTGATTGATCGAGTTCAACCAATCTTTAAGTTCACTCATCAACCAATCCCTCTTTCTTCAATCTATCATAATTATAACATCCATCAAAATTAAATTGTATTTTGGGATTTTTAGTGTAATTGAATAACAAAAGTTCCTTTCGTTCTTTCTGTTCTCTCATATATTCACCAACTGAACGCATCGTATAAGTCAAGTCAAACTCGGCAGCAGTCCAATTTTTAAATCTATCCTTCACTAACTGATCTAAATTATAACTTACTAACTGATCCATATCATTAGCATCGCAATCAGCAGCAAACTTATCGTGATCAAATCCTTTGTGCATTGATCCTTTGTGCCCATAGAGATTATCCTTAATGTCATAAGGGGGATCAAGATACATAAACGCACCTTTGTTTCCATCCATTAGATAATCATAGGAATAATTAGTTATACGCCATTTAGAAATAAGTTTAGAATACTCAGGAAGTTTTTGAATACCTCTAAGACTAAAATTAGCATTAGATGCCTGAGGAGAAAATGATGAACTTTCAGTAAGACCACTAAAAGAACACTTATTAATAATATAAAAATCAGAAGCACGATCAAGATTTGAGCGACCTTCTTCGTGCAATTTATCCTTACAATAAAGAAATAGATCCCTTGCCAATTCTGGTTTATTGTTTGCTAATTTTATTCCTTCAAGATTGTCTTTCATATCGACACCAAACATTTGAAGTTGCTGCCAGAAATTTACCAAAGGTTCATAAAGATCATTCACCCAAATATCCAAGTTTGGATACTTATTTGTAATGTGAATTGCAACACTTCCACCACCAAGAAATGGTTCCCGAAACTCATCATAGTTTCGTAAGTCCGGAAAATATGGGTCCATCTTGACGCAAGCACGGGACTTACCGCCAGGGTAGCGTAACGGAGTTTTAAGAGATTTCATAAGTCTTGGGGTGAAAATTACAATACTCATTAAACACAATCTTACACTCCTTATGAGTAAGATTACAATGCTCTGCTGCCTTTGGAAGGTTCCACTTAGCAGCAAAAAGCATTTCCATTGCTTCTCTTGTTTCAGGTCTCATAGGAACTCACATTCACACATAATCTCAGTGAGTGCTGCTAGGAGGTTAATTTCCTGGTCAGCCACGAACGCAATTTGATATTGATACTTAGCAATAATAAGAACGGCAGCAGGGATAGTTTGGGGAGAAAGACAAGTATAACAGGAGTCATAAATCCTGCGAAGAATGACAGAAGAATCGTTATCCAGGTTGGCGACCACCCACTTTCGGACTTCAGAAAAGTTCTTATCTTTGAGATGTTTGATGAGATCATTTACGGCAACATCAGAAAAAGATGCAAGAATACCAGAATCAATTTCACCACCAACAGAGTACCTTTGGCATTCGTTGAGAACTCTACGCCAATCTGGAAAGTGCTTATTAACTAATTCTACAATTACTTTGTCGTCATATTTAATATTCTCTTTAGCCAAGATTTCGCATACTCGCTTAAAGAATCGTGACGCGATTTTTGGTCGATCTTTATTTGTGATCGCAAATTCGACAACTGCACATCGGGAGTGGAGAGGTTCGATGATTTTGTTTTTGTAGTTACAGGTGAAGATGAACCTACAATTCCTACTAAATTCCTCAGTAAATGCCCGTAAGAGGAGTTGTACATCATTGGTTGTGTTATCTGCTTCGTCAATGATGATGACTTTGTGTTTAGCATCTGAAGAAAGTGAGACGGTCGAAGCGAAGTTCTTCGCATTGTTTCGGACAGTATCAAGGAATCTACCTTCGTCGGATCCGTTAATGACATAAAAATCTACCCCTAATTCATTACATAGTGCTTTTGCTACTGTAGTCTTACCACATCCGGCAGGACCACAAAGGAGCAAGTTTGGAATTTCACCTTTATTTAGAAAGTCGCTAAAAGTTTTCTTAATACCTTCTGGAAGGATACAATCCTCAATGGTTTGTGGTCTGTAAGATTCCACCCACAAAAAGTCATTTCGTTTGTTCATAATTTAAATAAGTTCAAAGGTAATAATAATCTGCGAATAATCTCAATCTCTATGGACTTTCACTTTATGAATAGAAAATGCCAGGTCTGGTATCGGGCGTGATTCTCCACGTTTTTCCATATAAAAAATTTGAATTTCTTCTTTCCCTTCTTCATTTATAGGAATATCACTTTCGTCTATTGATTGAAGTTGTTTGTTTATTCCTTCCCAACAATCATAGTTACCATTTCCCGGTGATTGTTTATCAAATACTGCTTGAATAGTTTCGGTCTGTTCTTGTGTTAATTTAAAAGTCATAATTAAATCCAGTAAGGTTTTCTTTCGGGGATGCGAAGATAATTATCTACAACCCAAGGTTTGCTGCTAATGTACATCTTGTAAGCAGTAAAAGTGTCAATGCTTGTGTCAAGTTTATATTCATCAGGCATTGCCCTCGTAAATTCTACCACATTTTTGTAGATAGAGATTTCTTTTCCACTTTTAGTAGCAAAGATATTCTCCGCTACTTCAAGTCCTTTCATACAAGCGTGGTCTTTTTCATAACGATGCCGATACTCATTACAAAGGGCAAATCCGTGCCGAATCAACCAGGCAAGGTTCTCGTGGGATTTTGCCGCCCATTGAGTACAGGGATGATTACGGAACGCACCCTTCTCTGTATTATATGGGGTGCCGTCCTTCTTGGGAATGGTTCCCCAATCATAATACCACTTGGAGAAGATTACAGAGACCATCTGACAGGTCTCCAGGGGCATTTTAACTACGTGTTTATCAGGAAGTGCCACGGCAGAAAGAACGGGACACTGATCATTCACGAAGATATTCATAATTAAAAGCAGAACTTTTTCAAATAATAAAGCACTTGTTCGGGTTTGTCTTCTAAAAAGTATGCTTCGGATTCATATACAGGATGAGAACCCGAAAGTTTTGTAGAACGAATTGCATCGTTCATCTTATAAGCATCTAAGGAAACATTTACACCCAGTGGTTTTTTCCTACAAGATTGTGCTACGTGAACTGCTTCGTGATAGACTGTCTCATTTACATAATAATCAACTGGACTTACACCATTTTTAATATTATTCAAACAAATTACAAAATTAGGAGATTGCACAATACCCATCAATTCTTTATTGCGACAGATGGGGGCATTTTCCTGTATATTATAATTTCTTTGCATAATAGCACTAACGATTTGCTGCCCAGTAGGAGTCAAATAGAGAAGAAATTGTATCATCGAAATTTAGAATCGGGTTCTAAGGCAACCCAGTAAGAAAGATTATATTTACTGTTGCTGAACTGGGACAGTAGTTTTTCCGACACAACAACATCATAGGCACCAGGAATAATCTTGATGTTCTCAACCTTGAAGTTGAAGGTGAACTCATTATCAGTCTCACCAACCACGATGGAGTATTCGTTAGAAGTATCATTCTTCTTATCACGAACGACAAGACGAATCACACCTGCTTCTCCAATTGCAGAAAGGTCGGGAAGTTGATATACTGCCGCTGCCTTTAGAAGTTTCTCCAGAGATGCGTGTTCCAGTTGAAAACAGACATCTTCAGAAGGAAGTTTGATTTCCTTCTCCGGGGGGGAGATGATTACATTTGGATCAGCAAAGAAATATTTAACCCTACGCTTACCTTCCCGAATCACAATATGTGAATCATTCGTAAAATCCAGTTCGGGATCTTGATGAAGACTTAGACCATTAAGAAATTGATTCAGGTCATAAATCGCAAAGTTACGGGGAAACTCTTCTGTAATTTCTGCTTCTGCAAGAATGTTTTTTGCAACAGAAATAGTGCGGAGTTTATTACCTTGCTTCACCAAAATAGAATTGTTGATTCCAGCAAAGTTTTTTAGAATAGTCAGAGAGTTATCAGAAAGTTTCATAATTTGATTTTCGAGTTTCATTGTGTAGACCAGAGAAGTGATAGAGAAGAATACAATAATGAATTGCTTTCAGAATATCCATTTTGGATTTTCCATTCTTCTTACCAAACCGAGAAAGGTATTTGATAGCATTAGAGCGAACAAAAGGTTCTGCATCTCCAATACTTTCAATCAAATCAAGTGTTTGAGTTTTTGATGTTTCAGAAGTATAATGAGATTTGTAAGTGCTAACAAGATATTCTTCAATTTCTTTTAGCGTCTTGTCTTCACTATATTTCCAAAAGTTATTTGAATTGTTGCCCATAGTAACAGGTGTTTTTGTAAGATTAAGCATTTGACTATGTTCATTCATAGTCAGTGTATATTCAACTGGGTTGTTTTTTTCGTCTTCTTGATCTTGCATAACATCGTAAAGTAAACTCCAAGAATTAACCATAATAAGGGGAAGGCACATTTTACCTTTCCCAATTATATCAGAATGGAGCAATATCGTCAAGTGCAGAATCTTTCTTTTCTTCCGGCATTTGGAAATCAGCATCCACTTTATCATACAGTTCCAGGAAACACTGTTTAGTCTCATCGTCAAAACGATTAGTGCAAACCTGAATTGCCTTTGCTTTATCATTGAAGATACTGTAGGCACGGATGATATGAACCAAACGACGGGTGCTGATGATTTCCTCAATACCACCATCATAGAAGGTCTTGCGAATGATATCTGCCCAGTCTACAAGACGCTTGCAAAAATCACGATCTTCCACACCCAAGTCCAGAGCAACGCCTTCCAGGATCCTCTGCTCGATAACAGGAGCAGGATAAGACTGCTCAAAGGTCACAGGGAAACGCTCCAGGAACGCTTCGTTGAGCACATTGGTGCCGATGAAGCGACCGTCATCAGAACCTTTACCTTTGGTGTTCGCAGTAGCAACTACATTAAATCCCGACTTTGGTTTTACAAACTTGCCAATCTTTTTCAAGAAGACACCTTTACCTTCAAGAATAGACTGAAGGCACAGAATCTTATTGGAAGCGAGGTCAATCTCATCCAGCAGGAGAATAGCACCACGTTCCAATGCTTCTACAACGGGACCATTATGCCATGCAGTTTCACCATTCACGAGACGAAAACCGCCAATCAAGTCATCCTCATCAGTTTCAATAGTGATATTCACACGAATCAATTCACGTTTCAATTGAGCACAAACCTGCTCCACACTGAGCGTTTTACCATTACCCGAAAGACCCGTAATGAACGTTGGGTAAAAGAGATTGGAAGTAATAATTTTTTTAATATCGTTAAAATTACCAAACTTGACGAAGGTATCATCTTTATCGGGAATAAGATTTTGTTCTACGGCAGGAAGAGCAGCAGGTGCTTGATAGGTACGCTCAATTTGCTCAACTTTCTCCTGAGTCACTTCAAGATTCCATTTACCACGAGAAACTTTAAATTCATCAAGTTTATTCGTTACAGTTTGATAGTTAGAACTATTCATTGCACACCAAGCTTTGATTTCGGCAGAATTAACTTCACTACCATAAAGTGCTTTAAGGGAAGAGATGATGTAATCAATACTCATTTTAGTGCGAGGCATAGTCAGGTGGTTTTGTTTAACTGAAGTAATTATAGCAGCAAAAAGGGGGTCGTGGACCCCCGTGTGTCAGTTTACCAACTGACCCTTCAATTTCTCAAAGTGTTCCCTACTCGCAATTTTACCTGCATATCCGGGATAAAACTTTTTCACAATTGCAGAAATACCCATAGCAGTAATTGCACTATCACAGATTACCCATACTTCTTTAGTGTCAGATTTGACTAGATGTTCAAGTGGAAATTTAGTTTTCATAAGTAAATGTTTTGTTTTTAACTTTAGTATCAAATTCACCGGTTCTACCGGGTTTCATTTTTCCAACTTCAACATTCTTACCTTTACCGGGCCAAGATGTTTTTGAAGTCCCCTTTAGTGTAGCAGATCCTCCTGGTTTGCGTTGAATCAGAACGGAGTCCTGATCATCTTTCGATACCTCTGATTCTACATTCTTTTTGTGTTTAAGTCCAGCCTCTGTGCCCAGTTTCTCAACTGTCTTCTTAAAGGTTTTCTTGCCCATTTTTCCAGAAGAAACGACGTGAGATTTCTCTCCCACCTTTTTCTCTTCTGGGGTTCCTGGATTTTCAGTATATCTTCCAGAAACTTTAGTTGGACCAGGAAGACCTGCACCCCTAATTCTCCTTTCGGTTCTAGAAGATCGTGCTTTGTTTTCTGCTTTTGACTTATCCCCTCTTTGACCGGAGAGAATTGCCATACCACCTTTTTCAGACTTACTCATTACACGAGTAAGAGAAGTTTCTTGAATAGAATAGCATTCCATCATAAAATCCTGGAAAGTCTTCATCTTACAACTACTTTTTTAGTATTTATTCAGGCAACCAAAGAAACAAACTCCCCAAGAACCTTTTTATTCATTTTCTTACTCTTCAAACTTTTCACAAATGCAGTCTTAATTTGAGACTTGGTAGCATCTTCGGCAACTTCAAACTCAGCGTCATTTGCAAGAGCAGAAGATGAAAGTCCGAAGTAAGTATGATAACCAGAGTTCTTAATCGAGAAGGATTTTTCTTTCTTCCAATTATTCATAATTTTATCATAATCTTTAGAAACCCACCCAGTATAACGACGAACAAAAGAACCAGCATCACGAGATTCCAAAATCCTCATACCAATAAAATTAACGGTAGAGAAATTATCACGCAAATTACGAAGAAGAATATCAGTCAATTCAGAATATTCCGCATCCAGAGAATAAGTATTTCCGGTCTTACGGTCACGCAAAAATGCATTCCTCCCAAGACAATTAAGACCAATATAAGGTTCCTTATCATAAGGACGATTAAACTCTTTATGATACTTCAGAGAATGGGCTTCGCCATCAGTCAGAATTACACACTGGACTTTCTGTAGTTTATTATTTTTTTGGAAGGTAGGTAGAATTTGATGAAGAGCAACTAAAGTCTCATTTAGAGGAGTACCAGAAAGACCCCAACCAATTGGAACAGAATATTGGGAACAGTTATTAAAACTGCGAGCAATCCTGTAAACATTCAACATTTGGTCTTCCAGAGTTTTACCATTTGTCTTACTGGTAAGCATATTCATCAGAGAGAACTGTTCATGAATCTGAATCAGTCCGTCTTTCTTTTGATATAAAGGTTTTGGCATAATGGATTTATTGCCCCCATCATACTTAATGGGTGGATAATCATATGTAAAGGCATAAACCTCAAAAGGAATTGATACTTTCTTGCAGAACCAGATGAGATTGAATAGTTGCTTTACCGTATCTAACATCACACGGTTCATAGAACCAGACCAGTCCAGAATGAACACCAGACCATGATTCTTGCCGTCTGCAAGGGTTGTAACCTTACGGAACAGGTCTTCATTGTATTTGTATGTGTGCAGTTTAGTACAGTCCAGAACACCCGTGCGGGCAGTTGTAGCACGAGCATAACTATCTGCTGCCTTACGGCACTCAAACTCTTTTACCAGATAATTGACTTCTTTCTGTGCCGAACGCTTGAACTCACGGAACTCTTTATCTGCCTCACCAAATATTTGTTCGGGTTTATATTCGTTAAGGTCAAGATAAGATGCCCAAGATTCTTTACAACGATTATGAATCTCAATATTATTCACAATGATTTGATTGATATTCAGTTTAGGAATTTCTACATAAACATTCTCATAACCATCTTGGTTCACAAGATCTTTGAGTGCTTCTTCCAGATTATCAACGGTTTTAACTTCAGGTTCAGAAGTTTCACCACCTTGCTCACTTTCAACTTTTTGCACCTGTTCTTCAGATTTTTGTTCTCCAATTTCATCAGAACTTGATCCATCACCACCTTCCATTTCAGGTTGGTTGTTCTCACTTTCCTCTTGATCCATAAAATCGGAAGCAGAATTACTTCCAGAACCAGAAGATTGATTTTCGTGAGAATCTAAATTGATCTTAGTTTCTTCCTGTTGTTTATTCTTACAATACTTATAAAGAACTTCGGCAGCATCCAGTGCCTCAGCAAAAGTTTCAGCAGCACCGATTTGGTCAATAATTTCCTGCTCTTCTACGGTAAAATCGAGAGAAAGGAAATTACCAACCTTGAAGTAAAGATTAGCACGATCAGCAAGATTATAAGTAGAAATATCTTCATCACCCAACTGAAAGAAATCCTCATCACTCAGTTCTTTATACCCACCATAAAAAGTCTTAGCAAGTCCGGCATACTTACGCTTCATCAGTTTCTCAATACGAGCATCCTCTGTTATATTTACAAACTGAGGAGGGATTTTACGTTCATTGATCCAATCTTCATCAGGTGTAAAAAGTGCGTGACCAACTTCGTGCCCTACCAAAAGATCATAAATGGTATTGCTTGCCTTCTCCCACATCGGCAGAGTCAGCACACGAGTATGAACGTTAAAGCAGGCAGTCTCTACTTTCTTGTGCTCAACCACAAGGTCTTCGGTTGCAAGAAGCTTTGCGAGTTGGGACTTGATTTCGTGATTGACGGGCATTGGTTTCGTTTCTTATGACCCTATTATACAAAAAAAGGAGGTCTTGCGACCTCCCGATGGACAGTTTAGAAAGTGGATTCAACCGGATTTTTTAACTGAACCGCCTTGAACTGAACGTATTAAATTCTGCAAACCTAAGGATTTTTCATGATCCTCTTCAGAACCACCACGATCTCTTTTATCATAAGATCCATATTTTTGTTTTGGTTTTGACTTATAACCAACTGCACGATTATGTGATCTTACATCTGGGTTCCTATCGTCTTCACCAGGTTCATCATGTTCCCTTCTTTCCATAATACTCTCTCTCCAATCCTCACTCATATTCACCATAATTGCTTCTGCTGCTTGCTCAGTATCAGCATAACCTTCATCAAGAAGGTGTGAGAGAATGATGTCGTAGAGATCTTCCTTAACAAACTCTTTTCTTTTTGCTTCATTGTCTCTTTCTTTTGCTTTATCAGACATTCTACGAGACATAAAATATATCTTAGATGCCTGTGTATGCTTTTTCTCAGCTTCTGGATTGCCAGGCTCACCTCTTTCAGAAGCAGTGCGATGAAGTTTTGATGCCTGTTTCATCATTTTATCTGCTTTTTTTTGAGTAGGAGGCTGCCATCCATCTTCATCAAGTTCATAAACCTGACTATAAGCTTCTTGAAGGGCACGAAGTTCTTGTGAGTTCATCTTATAACTACTTTTCAATTATTTATAAAAAAAGGAGGTCTTGCGACCCCCTAGTAGACAGTTTAGAAAGTGGTCTCAAACTCCTTTAAGATGTGAAGCAGCCTTATATGCTGGATCACCTGCTTTAAAGTTTTGATATGCTTTTGTATTTCCTGCCTTATCAGCAGCAGTTACAGTCATTCTCGTATCTGAAGGTATATCAGTTGGTGCTGCAGATCCTGAAGGTTTGTAAGTTGCCTCAACAATACTCTCTCTCCAATCCTCACTCATATTCACCATAATTGCTTCTGCTGCTTGCTCAGTATCAGCATAACCTTCATCAAGAAGGTGTGAGAGAATGATGTCGTAGAGGTCTACTGCTTCCTCCATCGAAGGTCTCTTCATTACAGCACGAATTTTGTTTGCTCTTTTACCCTCTCCCTTTTTTTGTAATGAATTTGCTCTTGTCTCCATTCTCTTTTTTGGAGTCATTGCAAGACCAGAATCCAAACCATAAGAAGATTTACCAGTATTTGGATTGATGTGCCCCTCAATTCCTTTTACTTCATCAAGTTCATAAACCTGACTATATGCTTCTTGAAGGGCACGAAGTTCTTGTGAGTTCATCTTACAACTACTTTTCAATTATTTATAAAAAAAAACACTCTTTTCAGAGTGCTTATTCTTGAATGCCTTAAGTCGTGCCTTTGCCTGTCGGAGTGCCTGCGGTTTCAGTGTCCGTTTCTGCTCCTTCTTAGAATGATGATAGCGGTTTGGAACTTGCATCGGTCTTGTGCTTATGAATTTATTATATACGAGAATCCTCCCGCGTGGGAGAGTAGTGTGCCACTTTATTTATTGGCACTACGATTCTGTTTTATAAGAGAATCCACCTTTCTTTTCAAATCTAAGTGTTGATTCAAACTTTTCTTCTAACCCAGACTTATGAGAAATAACAAAGATATTAGTGTCTTTGATTACATAACGGATAATTTTAAGGAACTCATCAGCACCAAATCCATCAAGAGAAGAATCAAAAACCTCATCAAACAAAAGAATATTACAATTTACAGAGTTCTTGACTCTTGCTACTTCTCTCCAAGCAAAAATCAAGGCAAGATCTATACGAGCCTTCTCACCTTCACTAAAAGAACTATAAGAAAAGTTCTCGTGAATAGGAGATTTGATGCTCTCATTGAACTCAGAATCAAGATTGAAGTTAATATAAAAATCCATCATCTGCAAATAACGATTCACCTGTTGATTGATGAAGGGAAGATATTTTTTGATAATTTTGGTTTTTACGCCATCATCTTTAAGAAGAGAATATGCAAAATCATAATGAACAATCTCTTCTTTTTTGGTTCCCAGATCCTCAAAGATTTTTTGAAGATTGGTTTGAAACTCTTCTAACTTTTCGTGCTCAGTATTTTTGTTTTCAAGTTGTTCGGTAAGTGTTTGAATTTCACTTTCCAAATCCCTAACCTGTCGTTGGTTAGATGAAATTCTAGTATTGTTTTGAGAAATGTCATTGTTGAGTTTCGTAATCTCCTTAGATAAAGCAATAAATTGACGCTCCCTCTCTTCTTCATATTGTATGGTTTCTTCAAGGTCTTTATAACCCTGTTGAAGTTCCTTAGCACTATTTTGAGCGCCAGTAATTCTATTTAACCGAAACTCTTCCTCAATTGTTTGAGTGCAGGTAGGACAAACCGCATTTTCTGTGAAGAACTTGTGCTCTTTGGTAATGGTAGATATTTTCTGAGAGATTTTACCTTTCAGGTTTCCCAACTTTCTCAGTTTATCGGTAGCACCAACAACTTCTTCTTGTTCCTTAATATACCCAAAAATACTTTCTTCGGTGGTTGCATTCTGAAGCATATAAGCATCAACTTCACCGATCAAATTAGTAATTTTTTTCTTATTAGAATTGATATTATCATTTCCACGACTTTCCAACTGCTCAATAAAGTTCTTCTGCATTACAACCTTATCTTTGAGGGATTCTTTCTTAAGTTCTAAAGATTTAATCTGATCCTTTTGTTGACGAATCTTTTCCTTAATCAAATTATTCATTGAGGAGAAGATACGAATATCCAACAAGTCCTCAATCACCTCACGACGATGTGCCGTAGCAAGTTGCATAAAGGGAACAAAATTACTAGAACCCAAAATTACAATCTGCGTAAAAGATTTATAATTAACCTTTAGAATATTTTCTTCTAAGATTTTTTGATTCACACGATCATCTGCTTCCTTATGAAGTTGTTTTCCATTCACTTCAATATCAAAAACATTTGGTTTAATTCCGCGACGGACCAAATACTCACGACTATTCACAGAAAACTCAATCTCTACCAGACAATCTTTTTCGTTAGTACTATTGGGAAGTTGGGGTTTGTTAATTTTGCGAAATGGACGATTGAACAATACAAAAGTCAGGGCATCCAATACTGTAGATTTACCGGCACCATTTGTACCCACAATTAAGTTAGTTTGATTTTTTTGGAAGTCTATCTCAGTCCAGTTATTACCGGTAGAAAGAAAGTTCTTCCATTTAATTTTCTTAAAGATTATCATTTTTGGGTGGAATTACGATGTCTTCGGGTTTAATCACTGCATACTTATAATTATAGATCCTACAAGTCTTTATTGCAAGATCATCATCTACTTCTACAACATCCATTTCTCTCTCTTGCTGATCCTCCAACATCAAGGCATAACGAGTGGCATCATCCTCTTCCTCAAAGAGAAACAAGACTTTTTCCCCATATTTGTCTTGGACGGCAAATGCACCATCCCCTTTGTGATCTTTAAGTGTAAGAAGAAACATTATTCAACTTCGCAAGCTTCTTTGTAAAGATTTTGTAGGATTCCTTTAATGA